AAACTTGATGCTTATGTCCCAAATAAGGAGTGTGTTGTGGTGTTTGCTATTTCCTCCGAGGTTCAAGGAAAGGGTCTTGCATCTGCTCTCCTGTCTTCTACCATAGAAGAAGCAAAACGCAGTGGGTTCTCCATGGTATTGGCAGACTGCACTAACTTCAAAAGCCAGAACCTGTTTTCAAAGTTTGGCTTTGTTGGAAAAATAACAATTAATTATAAGAATTATGAGTATGGTGTCACCAGGCCATACGCTTCTATTAATGACACCAAGGGCATTCAGCGTATGGTGCTAAAATTAATCAATACTTCATAAGATGTTCAAGATATTCTGGTTCGTATCCCATGAGCCAAGCACAGAACTTACCAGAGAGATAGGCATTCATTTCACCACCCTCGCAGAACTTAACCTGTGTGTGAAGATTGTTTTTTTGCCGTTTTGTAAGAACACGAGATCCCTTTGAAGACTTGTGATAACAGAAAGCAGGAGTGTTCCAGAAAGGCAGATTGTAAGCCTCCCGGAGAATGTTATCATCATTTGGCACAGAATGAACCTCTGGAATTACTCCGGGTGTGAGTATGATGTTCAGTTTGGGAATTGTCTGTTGTGCTACTACTTTCTTGAACATAACACCATCGGTGGCATAACCACACTTGACAATAACATCACGATCTGTCACTGGCTCACCTTCAAGCGTCATGTCTAGCATGCTTTCAAAAGAATGGCGAACTTGAGTGGGAACAACACTGTTTCCCATGAATTTAATCAGACGCCTGTTCTCACGAGTATCTGTTTTTTCTTGTTTGCTAGGAGACTGGCTAGTCCAGTCAAACTTGTCAGCATGAATCTTAGGTATGTCGACAGTAGTGCCCTTCTTATAGGCAAGACAGAACCACCGATATCTCTGATGATGCGCGCCAATGAGACTATCGTTAGAACGACATGTGAACCACCGACAATCATAACCAATATGAGAGAGCTCCGAAATCACAACCTTCAAGTTTTTCAACTGAGCCAACACGTGACTGTTTTCAAGGAATATGTAGGTAGGGTCGCACTCCCGAACAACACGAACAACCTCGGTGAACAGACCGGACGCCGCGTGCTCAAAACCTGTTCCCTTACCAGCAGTGCTGAAACCAGTACAGGGCCAACCTGCAGTTACAATGTCGATAATGCCTTTGTATTCACTGGCATCAAATTTGGTGATGTCTCCGTGAACAGGTTTGTTCTTATGTTTCAGAAACTCAGATGCTTCAGTTTCATATTCAACAAAGGCGTGTGGTGTAACATAACCACGAAGGCCATGAGTAATACCTCCTACACCGGCGAATAGTTCAAGAGCATTCATTTAAGGTCCCCATTCTTTTTATTTTTTAGATTTTGACGCGGCACTTTGACAAGAACCAACAAGAGTGTCTTTATGCTGCAAAACAAGGTCTATGGGCCTATTTATATCTGTGGCATATTCTCTGCGAATTAACCATAGACTAACACCATGAATTGTTTTTTTGTCTATCTTGGTCTTTGCTGCTGCCGTTGGCTTGACAAAGAAAATTGGTTGATATTCTGCTGGTAGTTTGTCAAGATGACCATTCAGAAGAGACTTTTCCGATGATGACATTACAATTGTATTACCAGTCTGCTCTATGACCTTGGGATCGCCTGTAAAGATAATGTTAGCATTATTTCTTCCATAAGCCTTTCCATATTCAACACCAAAAATTGACATGTTTTTCAATATATCAGATTGTACTTTGCCCCACACACGCAAGCTTTTGCCATTCTTATACCTCGGCCAACACAATCCAGTTTCATTGGTCTTGACTAGTTCAAGCATCTTATGCTTGAATGATTTTATCTCTCTTTCAGCATTTTTTTGCGTGAAATAACTCACATCGGCGGATATGTCTGCATATTGCATATAATTTGGTTGCTTATGAGATATCCATGCCAGATCAATCTTTTTTCCATCCACTCTTGTGAACAACGCAATGTCAGCCTTAGATGTGACAATTCTTCCAAGCTCTTCAGATTTTCTAATATGAGGAGACAATGCTCTACTATCAAATAAAACTCTTGCACCATACACATTTGGTATAATCTTGGATACATTTCCATACGTGTCTCTAAGGATAACATTCTTGGGAGTAGCAAAGTGTTTGTTAAATTTATTCACAAAACCAACCTCGTGCTTCTTTGTCTTTGTTTCAATAGCCGGTGTCATTTTAGTCTTTCTGTAAATGTTAGTATTTATTGCGGGAGTCCGGATATATTTTAATGTTGGTACAGGTGATAATGGTGTTCTTCTAACAAGTGGGCTGTATCTCATCGGGGATTTTACTTCTTTTTTTGGAAAATAAGAAGTAATTAGTTTTTTAGAAGAACTCTTCGCAGGAGAACTCTTCACAGGAGAACTCTTCTTGGGATAAGTTTTGAGTTTTACACCTAATATTTTTGCCATGTTTTCCACCTTTGTCTTCTTTTCAAACGCAATTCCACGCTCTCTGGCTTTTTTCAGAAGAAGTTTTTTTGGCATCAGGATCTCATTTTCCAAACTTGACTTCGAAGATACAGCAGGAATATCTATTGAATCTACAATTTTACGCATTCTGTTCATATTATTCTTAGTTGGAACCGGCGGATACTGCATATTTATATATACATATATTAATATGAGAGCTGCACATATGAGAATGGCAAAGGAGAGCTCGCGTTGATATGAAATTTCCACAGGAATACTAATTTCAGAAATTTAAAAAAAAAAAATAACTACGTGTAGCATAACTACATGTAGTTGTTTATTTTTTTGAAATAATATCATGGTTATATTTAGAAAAACAATGAGTGTCGAAATATTTAGGATTCCATATTACACATGTGGTTGTGGCTATAAAACAAGTGATCGTGGCAATGCTGCAAAACATAAGAAGACAATGTGTGGTCGCGATATGTTGTCTGAAACCAAGAACTTTGTGTTGGAGGCAGATTATCTCAAGACAGTGGTAGAGTCACATACATCTCACTTGGCAAATGCTTCCACAATAGATCAATCTATCCATATTGATAATAGCAGCACTGACAATAGCACCAATATCACCACAAATGTCACTCTGGTGCTTCCGGAACGGACGACCAGAGAAGATTTTGTGGAGTATCTGGAAACCATGAGTCATCTAGGATTCAGGACGCCCGACCAGGTAGTTTCAATGCCGGGGAAGATGCTGATGCTCACGCGAGACGCCAAGAAACTCCCGGGCGCGCTCATAGAGAGAAACAAGAAAATCATCGAGAAGTTACCAGACGGTTCTGAACGAGTGATGGGAAAGAAGAAGGCCGTGCGGACGTACACACATGAAGCGGTGGATGCGCTGTGTTTGCGTCCTCCCGCTGATGGAGTTACTGATTTTCTGGATACGGACCGCGGAACGAAGCGGACAAAGATGTCCGTCCAGGACGCCTCAAAACTGCGAGCCACCGATTCTGTCGCTTTCCACCACGAGGTTCCCGCGAGCGTGAAGACGCTCCAGCAGAAGATGGAGACTCACACGGAGAGCTTTCTCGACAAGATAACTACCGAGAACAAGACGAATGGTTTTCTGTAATCACCGTTGTTCCACAATGTCCAGCCCTGAGCATTATTTGCGAACAAGAGGGATAAATCCGGGAAGCGATCTTGACCCCTTGTCGCTTGCAAGCACTGGGCGTGCAAAAGCCGCCTCGCCTCCCCCAGAGTAAGGACGGCTGGCATCACGAACGTACAGGGCATACGCGCGAACACCTGGAAGTATCTGCTTGAGAGACTCGGTTATCACCAGTTTGTTCAGCTTGGAAAGAGACGCGTTGAAATTGTTAGGATCATATGTACTGTCCTGGATGTAAATACCAGTCATCATCTCAACCAGAATACCCTCATCCTGAGGACCAATCACAAAACCAGTGTACCGCTTTGTCTCAGTCACAAGCTTGTTCTGGATGAAATCGATGTTTTTCCTAGAGAAAAAGGTTGTGTTGAACTTGCTAGGAGTCTCGTGGAGAACACGCAGAGCAGCAGTCACAGTGGGCTCGAGATTATACTGTTCAGCAAAGTTTCCGGAAATTCTGTATGGGTCGGAAGTAGGAAATGACATGTTCACTATGAAATCCTGAATGTTCTCCATTTATTTATCTAATCATATTATTTTATTTGACCAAAAGGACCAAAATCTCCAGGATTCTTATACTTTCTCACTGGCGAATACAATCCTGTCGGAAGTGTTTTTTTCCCAGACCTAAAACCTCCAGGTGGCATTGGGGGAGCCGTGGGTACTGGCGATGGCGACCGTGGTTTCACAGGACCTATTGGCCTGGAATACGGGGTTTTGTAACCTTTTTTACCAGACCGTTGTTTTGCTTGTTGCTGGAGGGGGGGTGTCTTGGGACCAGACATCTTCTTTTGTTTTCTTGCAGCTCTCAGAGCAGCATTCTCCCGTGCCTTTCTCTCAGCAGCTGCGCGACGCTCGGCCTCTATCTGTTTCTGCCTCATCTTTTCTTGTTGTTTCTGCTGTTGTTTCTGGCGCCC